AGATTCTGGGTACTCGCGGTTAAAGACATCAATGTCAATCATGGCATCAATATGCAACAGCTTTGGGCCCAGGTAAAAGAAACTATGTATGTGCAGGGACAAAAAAACTGGTTTTTATCACCAGATGAGCGTGAATTACTGCATGACAGCAATGAATTGTATAGAACGCAGTCTAGTGTTGAAGATTTGATATTAGAACACGTTAATTTTGACAGTGAGAACGCTAAGCCAGTGCAAATGACCAAATTGTTGCGCGATTTGGGGATTAAATCCCCTAGGATGCCTGATTTCAAAGAAGCAAGTCGTGTTTTACACGAAAAGGGCATCATGCCGCGCAGAAGTAATGGTAAGAAGATATTTGACTTAGATTATTCGGCGATAGACGATGAATTTAGCGATTACAGCAGCAAGTTTTAGACATGATTGAGCTGATAAAAGAAATAATTTGCATATCAGCTGTTACCTTTCTCTCGGTGCTGGCCGCATCAATAATATTAGTCGGGTTGGCAATCTTGGTTGCGGATAGGAACATAAATGGCAAATAAGGCGTTAAAAGGGTATAGCAAAGGGTATAGTAAAAAAAGCTGTACCCTTGCTGAAAGCCTTACTAATACTGGGTTTATACTATATAAGGGTATAGTGTATTATATATATATATATTACTTAACTAGCGTAAGATTACATTCTTACGGGTTACATAACAGGTATAATGAAAGTGCTATGCACTCTACACTGTGCACTTATGGGTAAGGGTTCTAAAAGAAGACCAGGTAAGCAATCGGTTTATAATCTTGAGTGGGATAGAATATTTAAACGTAAGAAAGTTAAAGCAAAGTGTGAGAAATGTGGAAAGTATATTGCGATACAAGATATTAAGACGCATAAGTGCAAGGAATAGATATGCCAAAGAAGATTAAGAAACAACCAATCGCCGATGCGCCATTGCAATTTGATAAAGACAAAGAGCATGGCTTAACCGAAATGCAGGCCAGCTTTGTTTGGCATTACACCGAAGGTGCATGCGGTATGACCGAAGCTGCCAGAAAAGCTGGTTATGAGTTTCCAAGCTCAAGCGCGAATAAACTATTGAACGGAAAGACATATCCAAATGTGGTTAAGGCGATAAGAATAAAACAAGATGAGTTAGCAGAGAAGTATGCAATCACACCACAGAAGACTGGCACTATGTTGTGGAAAGTAATGGAAAGTGCATTTGAAAAAGGACAATACAATGCTGCGGTATCAGCAATCAAAGAGCTCAATCAACTCGCTGGTTTATCTATCAATCGGTCGCAGAATATAAACATCAACGCTAACCTGGAGAAGATGAGCAGGGAGCAAATCAAGGAGCGGTTAGGAAGATTGCTCGGCGCAGATGTTGAGGATTACTCGCCTAAAGATAAATAGAAATAAAACCAACTATGGCGCCCTCGCCCAGAGAAACGTTTTTTTTGAAGAAAAAAAAGGCATGTCCCAAAAAAGCACCGCATATCAATAACTTACGACAGATATTTAGAGTTATACTTTAGTGCAACTATGTGCAACATGTGAGCACAGCAGTAACGCTAGTAATATTGGAGTCCCTAGAGACCGCTTTTTTCTGGGGAAAAACCGATTAAGGGACCCCTACCACCCCAAATAGCGACAAGGCCTTTGCAGTTGTAGCTATAACTAGGTTTGATACATTGAATCACCCAAAAAACTCAACGCAAAAAAATTTTAAAATAATTTTTATAATCGTTTGCAATTTTTTATAAGTTTTGGCAGACTTATACCATGCCGATTAACAGCAGAAATAAAGGCGCACAATTTGAACGCGACATAGCAAAAATTTTAAATAATTTTTTTTCTGAAAATAATATTGATTTTCAAACAAAACGTAACTTGGACCAGTACCAAGAAAAAGATTTATGTGATTTAGATATACCCTTTCATGCGGTTGAGTGTAAATGTTATAAAGAAGGCGAATGGCTGAAACAAGCCTGGTGGAATCAAGTTTGCAGCTCCAGTAATGGTAGGATTCCAGCCTTAATATTTAAGTTCAACCGCAGACCCATCCGAGTTTGCATACCTTTGTATGCTATGAACCTAGACTGGCCACAAGAAGATGACAAAATTTGCGTCATGTCTATTGAGGACTGGTTAGATGTTCTAAAAAAGAACTGGAGAAACTATGACAGCTACTTTAAAACCTAATCACGGCGTCACTGGACTATCTATCACTCAAGATGAAGTAGATTTATTCTTAGATTATCTGGTTGAAAGCGAACCTGTGCAGGCAAAAGTGCACGAAAACGCTAAGGAAACAGCAAATACTGATATACGTGATGCTGAGATATATTATATTGATGCTAAAGAGGATAGATTATATAGAATCCTCAATAAAATAGCGGTTTCTGCTAACAAATACTTCAATTATGAGATAAACGGCATAGAAACAGCACAAATTATCCACTATAAAGCTCCGAGTAACGGCTATGGCTATCATATTGACATAGGACCCGACGGTACAGCTGCTACTCGCAAGATAAGTATGACACTTGCGCTTAATAATGAGTATGATGGCGGCGAATTATGCTTTAGGACTAGCGATAACGCTAGTTGCACGCGACCGCAGATAGGTGAAATAGTTGCTTTTAGCTCTTTTATTTCGCACCAGGTAAAGCCTGTGACCAAAGGCGACCGATATGTCGTTGTTGCTTGGTTTACAGGCCCGCCGTTTCGCTAGAAAGCAGGCGTAAATAGTTTAATTAAATTTTTTAAAGCATCATCGCTTAGATGCCTTAAATGTTCTGGTATTTTTCTTCTATCTACTTTCATTCTACCTCCATGTTCTTAAATATGTGTTTAATTACTTCAATAGTCCAACCATTGCCAAGCATCTTATATCTTTGGGTGTTGCTCACATGATTAGTGTAATCATCTGGGACTGTCTGCAATCGCTCACATTCTAACGGCGTTAGCTTACGCCATGTTAGGTCTTCATTAACGGCCACACTATCTTTACCTACTGTTGTAATAGCGTTTGATTTATCGTCTTTACGCAGCTCTAACATCTGTGTTGTTTTATTAGCAACCGATACTCCGTCCTTATCCATGCGTTTACCATCTTTATCATAGGCTCTGCCACGAATAGCACCACCTGTAATAACCTTCGGCTCACGATTACCACCACCACAGGTTGTTACTGTAGGCGACTTACCATCTGGACTATAAACTCGTTTCAGCACATCATGTCCGTTTATATCTACTGCAACACCTACTTGTTTTGGTTTCTGCGGAACTAAAGTCATACCATTATTGCCTGCACCCTTATACATCGTCGCTGTCATACACAAAGACTTTTCATCTAACTGTCTAAGATGTCTGCGATTACGTTCTGTTTTTTTCACAGGTTTGTGCACTGGTTTACCTTCATCATCACATGCTAAATAATTACCTTGCCTACCATTTTTAACATATTCCATAGCAGATAAGTTGTGTGCCTTTTCTTTGTTTTTATCAATCATGCAATTCTTATCGCCATTTCTTTTGACAAACTTATCTGACATTTTAGTAAAGTTTTCTGGCTCAGTTTCCAATATATCCCTAAGCACGATACCTCTATCTTCTGGCTGTTGTATTCCAGGTATGTTAGTCCAATAGTATCTCTGCCTTGACTGTGCTGATAGTAAGGAGCTGTTTATAAAGATAGGTTCTATGCCAAAAGGTATTTCAGGATAGCACTCTGATACCTGTTCAGAGATTACTTGTAGAAACTCTTTCTTCATTCTTACATTCTCTAGTAAGAAATACTTTGGCTTAATCGCTTTGAGTAAGCGTATGAACTCAAAGAACAATGCACTCCTTGGGTCATCAAAAGCAAGCTGTTTGCCCGCAAATGAGAATCCCTGACAAGGTGAGCCGCCTAGCATAAGGTTTACATCTTTATAGTCTTTAGGGTCTAAATCACATATATCGCCAACCTGCTCAATATCTGGATAGTTTGCTGCACTGACTTGCATGGCGTACTTATCTATTTCACTTGCATAATACTTTTCTACAGGTATGCCTAGTTGGTCCAAGGCAATACGGCCACAACTCATACCATCAAATAAACTTAATACTTTCATTCCTTCTCCTTATAATATTTTTCTACTATAAAAACTGCTTGTCTGTTTGCCTCGTCTGCCATTTCGTGCAAAGCATCAATTTCTTTTAAAATACTATCACGCTCAAAAAGATTTGTAACATTCGGCAAGCTATCCTCTAGCTTTTCAACCTCGTCGTTACACAAATCACGCAACCTTTGCGCTACCTTTTCTATCTGAACAACCTTATCTGTCATTTTGTTTCTCCAATATTTCTGCTTTCTTATTTTTAAACGCCTGGATAATTTTTGCATGTAACTTTGCATCGGTACCCTTTATGACATCCAGCTGCGACTTGTTACGCAAATAATAGCTCTCCAAACATTCAACACTTTTGTTGCCATCCATAAAAGTTATAAATGCCTCAGTAAGATATTCTGCAAAGTCTTGTTTCATTTTTTTATCCATTAATGCAATCTGTTTTTGTAAGTGATGCCGACTATGTTGCCGTTCATAGCCTCAACCTCTTTCCACAACTCAATCTCTTTGTCTGTCATATCTCTAGGTGATATATCACCATAAGGTTTGTTGTGTTTATTTGCCAGGTACTTGATAAAGATACTTTTCATCAAGGGTCCTACCCAATTCTTTACATGTTTTGGTTCGCTCATAATTTACTCCAATTAATTAATTACAAAAAAGATTATATAATAATGTATAAATAGTTGCAAATATTTATGAAACTGTTATTATTGTATTGTGAGTAACAAATTAAAAGGAGTAACCATGGCAATAAATAGAAACTTTAAAGATATTGAGGAGGCAAGAGATTGCATAAGGCAAATTGCTGCAACACTCAATCCGCATAAAGCTGTGATAAAACAAAAACGCGTTGACATAGTTGTTGGCAACGATAACGACTATGACCTGTTGACCAAGGGTTTGGTTGGCATGAAGAACGTAAAATGGATTGGCATAGAAAAGGAGGAAATGTGATTGAACCAAGAAAACAAGTAAACAATATTTACGGCTATATCAGAGTATCATCTGAGCAACAGGTCAAAGACGGCTCTTCACTCGAAGAACAAAAGAAATCCATTGAGGAGTTTGTCGCTAACAAATATGGCGGTAGGAAAGTTGACAAGTTCTTTACCGACGCTGGTATCAGTGGCATGAAGCCATTATTAGAGCGACCAGGCTCTAGGGAGCTGACCGACGTGATGGACGCCAACGATGTGATAGTAG